ATGTCTTTGAAATAAATATACTCGCCTACTCTTGGAACCACATCCCATTCTACCACTTCATAAGGATAATTTTTTTCTTTTTCACAAAATCCTGTTTTTTCTTCACAAAATTCAATTCTCATTTCCATCACTCCTCTATCTCATATCGGTTTTGGCGTTGCAATGCGCAAGCGTCTTGAATATCTTTCCAACATCGTCCAGTAATTTTTTGAAGCTCTTTATACAATCCATTTTCTTCAATGTGAGAAATAAGTTTTTCCCTATTAGCTGTAATTTCAAACTCACAGGCAGTAATACTTTGCTTACTTTTCGTCCACCATTTTTCACTAACTAAATAATCTACACAAGCGCCAACATCATCAATACCGAATGACGGATAAATGCGCGTATACACTTCATGCTTTTGTCCTGTGATTCTATTTTTCTTTGTTCTAATTTTCACGTCAATTCCAATTTGCCTTTCTTTTCCTTTTATTGTTCTCTTGATAGCCCCAGCCGGGTAACTCCATATTTGAGTGGTGGCATAAAATTTTAATGAATGGCCGCCAGAAATTGTCTTTGCTTTAAATCTTTTTTCCGTTATGTCGTCGCGGGTTTGTGAAATGATAATAAGGATTGATCCTGTTTGCTCTAATCCGGGTAGCATTTTTCGCAAACATTCAGAATTCTTTTTTGCTTTTCCATCGCCATAACTTCCAGCAACTTCTTTACCTTTTCGATATGCATCTTTTTGTTGTTCGAATTTATCATTAGAGGATTCACTACCTAAGGAATCCATGGAATCTAAAATATAAATAAATGGGATTTTCGTTTTCTTCGATTCTTTAATATAATCATCAAGGTTATAGTAAAAATCTTCAATGCTATTTGAATTCAACGGCTTTTTATTTTCGTCATATTTTGGTGGTTGTATCTTATCAGCCGTCTTTTTGTTAAACAACTTTTCCAAATTCATCAACATCCCGTTTTCTACATTGTCAAAAATTAATTTGTAATTTTTAAAAAGTGGATGCCGCAAAGCTTCGGCAAAACAAGTCATACATAAAAAAGTTTTTCCGGTATCAGAATCGCCAGCAAACCAATAATAATGACCTGCAAGGAAAGCCCCGAATGGATTATTAGAACATGCCAAATTTAATAGGGTACTACCGGACGAAAGTAAATTTGATGTTGTGGGTTTTGCTTTCTTTTTTCGACGTATAGGCTTTTCGGATATGTCTTCAATTTCAGAAGATGTTTTTTTCTTTAGTCGTGCCATTGTATTTCCTTTTTGAAAAAAGGACAGGACAAAATTAAATGCCCTGTCCTATATTTTATATACTTGTGTTTTTAATTATTCCTCTTCATCGTCCCAGTCATCGTCATCGTCATCGTCTTCAACTACTACCTCTTTCTTAGCAGCCTTCTTTTTCTTCGCTGGCTTTACAGGCTCTTGAATTTCTTCCTCTTCCTCGTCTTCAATTTCGTCTTCAATTTCCTCTTCTGTATCTAATTCTTCTTCCTTTTCAACAAATTTCTTTTTCTTTCGACGTGTTGCTGGCTTCTCTTCTTCCTCTTCATTTTCGTCATCGTCATCATATTCTTTTTCGTCAAACAAATCGCTCATCTCCTCTTCGCTGGCAGTATTAATAATGGCATCCAAGTCTACTGTTTTGTTTAAAATTTCATCTTCGTCCATGTCATCGCGATCTTTAAAATCAATTTTCGTTGCTTCAAGATAATCACTTTTTTCATATGTTTTTTTCGTAAATCGTGTTTTCAAAGTCTTTCCATTACCGTCTATAATATCGTAAAATGAGCTTCGCCATTCCCCGCCTTCTTCTGCTAATTCTTCACCAATTTTCTTATCCATTTTTCCATATGAGTAACACATCACCATAATTTCTTCTGGATCGTCCGGATTCAAAATATTATATATTACTATTCTTTGATCGTTTTTCCACAATGCTTTCAGTGTGTCTTTATTTTCTACATACTCCTTTTTAAGCATATCAATATAATCACACTTCGCGCATTTTTCACCATTCTCACGAGGGCATACAACTGTTTGAGAATCAGGCCCTAGCTTTTTATGAACCGTAAACATACGCCGCCAGTGAATAGCACACGGCTTAATTCCCTGATCGTGATTTGTTGTTTTCGTAACCTCATAAGGCACAATATCAATATTATATGTCCCTGCCTTATCAGGCTCCCAACGTTCAATCCCCTTCGGCAAATTAATAAAATCAGTCCCGCCGCCACCCATTGATGTTACATTTTTCTTTGTCTGTTCCGGACTAATACGATACCTCTTATTTTTCTTAGCCATGTTTTTTATTCCTTTCAATTTTCCACTCTTCAATTGATCTCAAAACTCCACGTGCTATCATTCGTGCCGCCACATAAAGCCACCCCAAAATAAAAAAGGAGATAAAAAGATAGATCAATAAATTACTCATTTGCTGTCATCTCCCTACTTTTTCTTGCTCGAATTCTTTTTTCTAATCGTTCTTTTGCTTCAATTTCTTTTTTCTTTTTTGCCTCACTGTAAGCCTCTGCTAAATTTCTTGGAATTGCTGGCCCTGCAAAATATTGCTGTCCATGCAAAGTAACCATAATTTCCAACATCCTCTTGCGTTGCTCTAATGATTCTACTGCCTTCATAATTATCCCATATTCTCTCCTCGCCATAATCCATTCTTCGTATAATTCTAAATATTTTGGCCATTTTTTAACAGCGTTTTCAACTGATCTGTCAGTTGCTTTTACGATTCCAAAAGATTCAGGATCAAGCCGCGCCTTGTACATTAGTTTGGCTTCGGTCACATCCATTCGTAGTTTTGCGCGGTCTAATTTTGTGCGCGCTTCAATCTCTCTTTGCGCCCATTTAAAAAATAATTCACCTTGCATACATGCCGCCACATCAAGTTGCAAAGGATCAATTTCTAAGTCTTTTTCGAATTCTGATTTTTTGAATGCCATTTATCTTTTTCTCCTTACATTCTATTATAGCATTTACGCAAATATTTTTATTCTCCATGCAAAACCTCATAACATGCCCTAACAAGTCCAGCTTCTTTTGAATCATAAAAATTATTTTCAAAACAAACGATAATTTGATAGGCGTGCGAATCGCCTTTATTTAGCAAAATAGATTTTGCATATCCCAAGATTGCCCAACGTAAAGATTCCGGATCGCTCTTAATTTCCTTAATCAATTTTGAAATTTTACTCCACGATGCCCGCTTGTATAGTGCGCGGCATAATTCAATTCCTTCCTTGGAATCCTCTAATTGTGATATGGCTTTTTCTCGCTGGTCTTCTGGTAAGTTGGTTATCTTATCCAACACCACAAGGGCGTTGCGTGCGGAGCCTGCAGCCGCGTCTATGATACTTTCCATAGTGTCATCTGTTATATCTATTTCTTCTCGTTTTGAAATTCTAGATATTAATTTTTTCATATCTGCATGATTCAATAATTCGACTGGCATTTTGCAGCAACGGGTTTGAATTGCTTTGAGAAGTTTTTGTGGGTCTGTAGTGCAAATGAAAAAATAAACATGTGCTGGAGTATCTTCAAGCATTTTTAAAGCGGCGTTCTGTCCATCCTTCGACATTTGGGAAAATTCATCCAGTAACCATACCCTACAATCCCCCGATGCCGGAGACAAATTCATATTTCGGGCAATTTCCCGTATGGTATCAATACCGCGAAAATCAGAGCAATTCATTTCCCGGAAATCCATATCAGAACAATGTAATTCTTTTTTTAGGATGCGTCCCAAGGTTGTTTTTCCGCATCCCGACGGCCCCGAAAATAAAATTGTATGTGGTATGGTTTTTCTTGCAATCATATTTCGTAAAGCGGCAACAGTTTCATTATTTCCCACTACTGTTTTTAAACTTCTTGGTCGATATTTTTTGTATAATTCTTGGCTCATTTTAGTTTTTCCTTTTCAGTTTTGTTGTAAGGTCACAAATCATATCGTCAATATCTTCACTTTCATTTTTCTTTATATTCCTACAAGTCTTTTTCATAAAATACCATTTCAACCAATTACCTATACTTGGTGAATCTGGTTTTTGATTTTTATATCCTTTTT